GTAAGTCATTCGAGAAAGCATGGAACTGGTATACATCAGGTCCACGTCAACGTTTGCAACCTGGTGGTCGTATCGTTGTTGTAATGACAAGGTGGAGTACAAAAGATTTGACTGGACAACTAATCAAGGCTCAGGGAGAAGAGAACTCTGATGAATGGGAAGTTGTAGAACTTCCGGCTCTATTACCTGATGGTAAACCCGTGTGGCCAGAATACTGGACCAAGGACGAATTAGAGAAAACAAAAGCATCTATTCCGGTAAACAACTGGAACGCTCAGTATATGCAATCACCAACAGCTGAAGAAGGAGCTATAATCAAACGTGACTGGTGGCAAGATTGGGAAGGTAAAGATCCACCTAAATGCGATTTTATAATACAAAGCTATGACACAGCTTTTCTTAAAAAAGAATCTGCTGACTACAGTGCGATAACGACATGGGGAGTATTTCAAACAGAGGATCAAAGCCCTCAGATAATATTACTAAACGCTTTTAAGGATAGGTACGAGTTTCCAGAATTAAAGAAAGTTGCTCACGAGGAGTTTTTATTTTGGCGTCCTGACATGGTAATAGTCGAGGCCAAGGCATCAGGGATACCTCTTACAGCTGAATTGAGAGATATGGGTATACCCGTAATTAACTTTACGCCGAGCCGAGGAAATGATAAACATGCAAGGGTAAATTCAGTATCACCGCTTTTTGAGACGGGATTGATATGGGCTCCTATGCACCAACATTTCGCTCAAGAAGTTGTGGAAGAATGCGCAGCATTTCCGCATGGAGACCATGATGACTATGTCGATTCCATGACCCAGGCGATTATGCGTATTAAACAAGGTGGATTAGTTCGTAACAAAGATTCTTACAAAGACGAACCACTGCCTGATAGGAGTAGGTTAGAATATTATGGCTAGGAAACAGACACTAGATTTAATTATAAAAACGTTTCAAGAATTAGGAGGAAACCTAAATGATGTCCTTGGTACCCGATCCAATATTTCTTTTTTAGGTAAAGGTAAATCTCCAGAACTAATGTTCGATATGGATATCAATCCAGATGCACTAGGTGTATTACCACAATCAAAAGTAGTAGAAGAATTAACAAGTTCTGTTGGCTATGCACTATCAAATAAATTAAATGATATCCAGGCCAACAAGTTGTTATCAAACATGCAGAAGATGAAAGATTTTTACATGCCCCCTGCAGCGCCAGCAAATATTACAGACCTTGCCACAGGAACTAGAAATTTAGATAAAGAAGGTTTGATGTCATTAAGAAAAGGTGGTTTTGATGACATAGATCCAAACTCTGAAATAGCTGCAAGTCTAAAATTAGAAAAAAAGGGTAAAAAGTTAGCAGACTCAATGTCTGATGCAGAAATAGAATTAAGAGGTAATTTTCCTAAAGCCTCTGATAAAGATATAAAAGATATGCTTAGACTTAATATTAAAAATATAGATGATCTACCACCACCAGGTTCACGTGGCGGACCAGACGATATTGCAGCGCCATTCTCAGGTGAAGGTTTAGAGGCAATCAAAAATGTCAAAGGCACTAATCTAATCGTAGACGATATTGTAGATAAAATTTATTTAAACGCAGGTGTAGCACCTGCAGCTCAACCAGTAGTCAGAGCAAACGCTAGAGAGTTTTTAAACAGGGTAAAAGATTTAACTGATGAGCCGGGTAATCCAACTTTATCATCAGTTATGGAAGCAGATGATTTTAAATTTATGACTGAAGGTGGTGGCGGAGGAATGGGTGATCCATTTCTATTAGTGCAAAAATATTTTGGACCAAAAGTTGCAACAGCAGTTGCAAAACTAGATAATGCAGATGACATACAGCTGTTTGCTGAAAGATTAGTTAATGTTAAAGATGCAAGAGGTAGAGGTGTTACTGATAGATTCTTTGATCCTGATTCTGTTGATATTTCTGATTTTGAATTTGCAGATGGTGGCCGTGTTCCTTTCTTTATTGGTGGTGCTGCTGGAAGAATAGGTTTCCAAGCTTTACGTAAATATGGTTTTACAGGTAGAGATATATCAAGATTATTTGCGGGTCTTGGTACAGACAAAACTTTAGTTGGAAAAGAAAAGACAGAATACTTTAAGCAATTAAATCAAGTTTTAAAAAATCCAGATAATTTTCCAGATGCAATTAAAGATCTTCAAAAACAACTTGGTATAGAAGTAGGTATCGGATTTAAAGGCGGTGGCCTAGCTAAAATCCTGGAGGTGTAATGGCTTTTCTAACTATCGCACAACAAAATAAATTAAAAGCACTTTACCCTGAAATAAAAAATTGGGATTTTGAAAAATATACTTATGGAGTTTCAAAAGGAGACATTGGAGAAACCGCTTATAAAAAAATATCTGCAAGAGGTAGAAAACTTTTAAATCCTTCTCAAAGACTACAATTAAAAGCAGGTAGAAAACTATCTAGAGTAAACTTAACTTCAGATCTTAAAAATAAAATTGATAATTTTAAATCAGCTCCTGGACTAAGTTTTAATTTAGAGCAGGACAGGAGAGGCGATTCAGACAGAGCTCCTAGAATAAGAGTTAGAATTGGTAAACCTAAACCAGGATATACTGGAGGAAAGAGTTTTACATTTGATGCAAGTCCAGAGGGTTATGAACAAGCTGTAAAAAAACACAATGAATTAAAAAAATTCGTTGGAAAAGTTTTAACACCGGGGGAGATAGCTGCGGTTTCTAATAAAGTAAAAACAGATTATAATAATCTTAAAAAAACATATACAGATGATTTAGTTAAATGGGTTGATGCAAACGCAACAAATGAAAAGTATCAACTTAAAGGTGGTGTAGATAAATTCTTTAAAGATGCTTTTAAAGAATTTAATCAAGGTAAATATAAAAAAATACCTGAAACTAGTAGTGCAAGAGGATCAGACGCGTGGCTTAAAAAGAATTTGTTTGTAAAAGATGGTAAGTTTCAGTTTACAAAAAACTATGAATTGTTAGAAGGTTTTAGCACTGGTGGAGGTGGTTATGGTGGTCATACAAATATATTTAAACAATTCTTAGCTTATAAACTACTTGATAAAAATCCTAACTTTACAACTACCATGCAGGATTTGACTGATTTTTATACAGGTCAAAAAACAAAAACAGACTTTACTCAAAAAGAATTATCTAGGCTTCAAAAATTTGCAAGCGATAACAACATAGGTGGTGCTAGCACTCTTGGGAAACTTTTAGCTCAAAAAGGTTTTGATTTTAACAATAAGATATTTGAATTTACTAAATTTAAAACTGTATATGAATCTTTACAAGAAGAGTTAAAACAGCCAGGTCTTCCTGAATATAGACAGAATCAAATAAGAACAGCCATGTCTAGAATAACTAGAAATAGTGATACTGTTTTGAAACAATTAAAAGCTGAATATCCAAATTTATTTAAATCTCAGAGCATGGTCTTAGAGCATGCAAATCCTCAAGCTTTTACAAAAACAGAAAGTTTCTTTCCAAGAAATTTTAGATTAAAAGCACAATATGCTCCTTCTGCATTTAATGCATTAAAAAATATAAATTTTGATCAAGAGTTTGTAAGACTATCTAGTCGATACAATAATGAAACAAATCCTATATTTAAAAAAGAAATAAAAGATAAGATAGAAAAATTAGCAAAAGACTTTAATAATAAAACTAAAGTTAAGGGTGTAGGTTATTTAGATGATTTAGATATTCAATTTGGAAAAGATAAAATAAGAGTAACAGATAAAGCTAAGTTAATTTCAGATATTACAGATCAAGATACAATTTTACAGGTATTAAAAAATACAGCACACTCTAATAAATATTTAGAAAATTTTCCTGATGCAAAAGTAAAATTGAATGTGACTACAAAAGGATCTTATCCTGTAAAAGATTTACAGTTAGAGGTGCCGACTGCAAGAGAAGTTTCTCAAAACCCTAAGATTACAAAATTTTTTTCTGACGCTAGAAAAGACGCTGTTCAAAACGGTCCGATATGTAAAGTTGTTGGAAAATTTAATAAAGGTGGGTCGGCGATTTCTTGTGTAGACGCAGTAGAAGACGCAATACAAAACAATCCACAGAAATTAGCACAAGATGCAAGTAAGATAGGCAAGTTCAAACAAGCAGCTACAGGTTTCTTAAATTTTTTAAAAGGCCCTGGTCCAAAAACATTTGGTGTAGGTGCTGGTATAGGAACAGCGGTAGGACTTGTTAAACTATTTAAAAACGACGATCCTACAACTTATCTATCAAACGAAGATCAACAGAAAAATATGTTGGTAGATATGGCAACCCAACCTGTATCTATTGATACGGAAAGACCTGCAATATTAGATTATCAATTACCTGCTTTAGGTGCAACATTAGCTGCCTCAACTGCACTTGCAGCACCATCAACAATTAGAGCAAGTAGGACAACTAAACAATTTGCATCTAGATCTCAAGGTATTGAAAGAAAAAAACCAACTGGTCCAGTTAAAACAGGTTTAAGAGTTTTAGGTAGAGGATTAGGAGTTGCAGCATCACCTGCACTACTTGCGCCTTTTGCAGCTGGAGATATTGCAAGTCAAATAGCTGCTGGAGATACACCTGAAGATATTGCAACAAATCCATTAAATTATTTATATCCTGCGTTTGCAGAACAAACTCCAAAACTAACAAGAGGACTTCCATCAGTTGTTAGAAAAGTTGCAAGACTTGGTTTAAGTGGGCCAGCACTAAGAATTTTATCTAGAGCAGGTATAGGTGGATTTGCAGCCTCTGCTGCTATACAAGGACTAGGATTATTAGATGACTAAAAAATTAACAACTACGATACCACCGGAAAGAGGCCCTCATTCTCAAGGGTTGAATGTGCCTGGAAAAAAGACTATAGTGGTTTCGAACTCGGAGAAAAACAATGTCAGAAATAGACAAGTCTTTACCAAACGTAAAGCAAGAAATAGAATTACCTAGTGAAGAAGAGATTGTAGAAGCATCTCAAGCTAACGTAGAAGAAGCACAGAGTGCTCAAGATATTGAAGTAACACCAGAAGAAGATGGTGGTGCAACAATTAGTTTTGATCCAGAGGCGGTAAACCAGCCAGGTACAAACGAACACTTTGATAACTTAGCAGATTTATTACCAGAAGAAGTTTTAGGTAGACTAGGTTCTGATCTTTACGAAAATTATACACAGTACAAAGCGTCTAGAAAAGATTGGGAAGACGGATACACAAAAGGTTTAGATTTATTAGGATTTAAATATCAAACAAGATCACAACCGTTTACAAATGCAAGTGGTGCAACTCACCCTGTATTAGCTGAAGCGGTAACACAGTTTCAAGCACATGCTTATAAAGAATTACTTCCAGCAAATGGTCCAGTTCACACTCAGATTATGGGTGTGGTCAATAAACAAAAAGAGGACCAAGCTACACGAGTAAAAAATTTCATGAACTACCAACTCATGAATAAGATGAAAGAGTATGAACCCGAGTTCGACCAGTTACTTTTTTATCTCCCTCTTAGCGGCTCTGCCTTTAAAAAAGTTTATTACGATGAACTTTTAGACAGAGCCGTGTCTAAATTTGTTCCAGCGGATGATCTAATAGTTCCATACACTGCAACATCTTTGGAAGATGCAGAAGCAGTAGTTCACGTTTTAAAAATATCAGAAAATGATTTAAGAAAAAAACAAGTGTCTGGTTTTTATAGAGATGTAGAAATTACGCCAGGTTACTCACAAGAAACAGAAGTAGAGAAAAAAGAAAGAGAATTAGAGGGTGTTAGAAAAACTAGAGATGAACAAATGTTTACAATTCTAGAATTTCATACAAACCTTGATTTAGAAGGTTTTGAAGATAAAGATATGGAACAAAATCCAACAGGTATAAAACTTCCTTACATTGTCACAATCGATACATCATCAAGAGAAGTTTTATCTGTTAGAAGAAACTATAAAGCTGAAGACCCATTAAAAAATAAAATTGAATATTTTACTCATTTTAAATTTTTACCGGGACTAGGTTTTTATGGATTTGGCTTAATCCACATGATTGGTGGATTATCAAGAACCGCGACGAATGCACTAAGACAATTGTTAGATGCTGGTACATTTTCAAATATGCCAGCTGGATTTAAACAAAGAGGTATTCGTGTCAGAGATGAAGCGCAATCAATACAACCTGGAGAGTTTAGAGATGTAGATGCACCTGGAGGAAACATTAGAGATGCATTTATGCCTTTACCTTTCA